TTACACCTAGGTCGTTGTACCTATTCTTCAATTGTTTAACTAATATTTGACCATTTGCATTCAACTCATCATTACTGATCAGAGCAAACATCAAATCTGCTGTGGCAGGGAGACCGAACGATTCAGAGGTGTCCTCAAGACTCACATCATCGTTGCTGTAACCCGAGCGAGTAGTCTGGGTTGCAGATACTACCGGAACGTCAAACTCAACAGCAAGTCCACGCAGTTCTTCAGCAATGGATTTGATATATGTATAAGAGTTGATAGCACCACCCATCGACTTCATTCTAGCAGAAGAACATATGTTAAGATAATCGATGAAGATGATATCGGGTAGGAACTTCTTCTTCAGTTTCAACTCATTAAGAAGTGCACGGAAGTGATTTGCATGTGCACTGCCAGTCGGGTATTCTTTAATGATCAGTTTACCAGTAGTCTTGTCTGCGACAGTCTTAACACGATTTGTAAACATGTCTTTACTAAGATGTTCCAATTGGTCAATAGGCACGTTCAATAAGTTTGCATCGATACGTTCTGCAATACGTTCTTCGGACATCTCCATAGTGACATACAAAACGTTCTTGTTCTGACTGAGTGCTGCAGCTGCAGCATGACACATAAACAGAGACTTACCTACACCAGTACCAGCAAGAGCGATATTGAGAGTTTTGTTAGGTAACCCGCCTTTGGTTATACGGTTGAAGTAGTCTAGATCCCAAGGGAGACGTTCTTCGTCCATATGGTAGAAGTCCCACCGAGCATCGATATTTTCTAAGTAGTCGTGACCGATGTTAGTGTCAAATGACACAGACAGTGCCTTAGACAATACGTCAGGTATCGCATTCTTAGATAACTCTTGGTGCTTACCATCAATGATGGAAATAGACTCCATCACTGCATTGAATACTGCACGGTCTTGACACCACTTCTCAGTGCGTTCTACCAACCACGATAAGTCTTCCTCAGCATACTTGAAGATGTCTGGAAGGATATCCATAGTGTGACGATAATGTTCGTCAGACATACGGTCCTCAGAATCAATCTCAATCTTGAGTGCTTCCTTAGATGGGAGATTGTTGTACTTTGCGATGTAGGCAGTGAACTCTTTGAAGACACTTTTATAAGTACCTTCAAAGTATTCGGGAGAGAGGAAGGGGGCGACCTTCCTCATGTAGGAATCGTTAGTCAGTAGATTCCGGAGAATCGTCTGCTGTAGATTGATGTCCGTCATTTGAGTCCTTCTTCTGTAGTGAACCAGTTTCGATTGCCGATTCTAGAATGTCTCCTAGTACCTCACCGGCAAACCCTTGTAGCTGTGTATTGTCTGTATTATACACGCTTGGGTCTAATGTGTCAACCACGTCGAAGGTAAAACTAATATTTTGCTCTTCCCCATTAATACGAACGTTATTAAAACGAATTGTAACATCTTCGTACGGTTCTCGTTTGAGATTCACATTCCATGTTTCTGCACCATCAACTACAGCTGGTTCTAATGTATAGTCGATGTTTTCAGACGGTTTATCTAGATCTAGGTCTTTCACACCAGTTCCTCTTCAATCAATGTTTCAGGGTTAATCTCGCTCTTGTATCCTATCTGATACGTCTTCTTCAAGAACTCTGCAAAGTCAGTTGACTCAAAAATAGGTTCCCAGAAGTCAGCGGTCATGGTTTCTTTCAATCGCAATTTAGAACCAAGTACTTCACCTGTAGTCAAGTCAACACGTTGATACCAACCATTGGATGGTTTGTCGACATACCCACCCGCAAGGGCAACATCAAGAAGACCAGAGTACTTCTGCACCCCACCTTCCCAAGATACGCCAATCGGAATCTTAGATTGTTCTTTCACGAATCGAGACTTCTCGACTTTAATAACAAAGTCATAACCAACAATTTCAGTACCCTGCTTCTCTTGACGACGACCGATGATCCAGATGTTGTCGGCAGAGTAATAGATACCAGTACCACCACTCACGATATCTTTTGGAAACAAACCAATCTCTTTATAAGTGTGATTGATTGCAAGCATCGGAATGTTCTTCATCGCAAGGTATGGTGTTGACATACGGAACAGACCTTTCAGTGCCTTCGCACGTGACATGTCTGCAACACCCTTTTCAGCCAACGCATCTTCTAGTTCTTTCTTAGACGCAAGGTTACCGATAGAGTCAATCACGATAATGACATCGTCGTTGCGGTCCAACTCTTCTAGTTGGCTGATCAAGTCAAACTTTAACTCTTCGACGTTTGCAATAGGTGTGTGCAATACTCGACTAGTATCAATACCAAATTGTTCAAAGTAAGACTGTGGCGAACCAAACTCTGAGTCATAGAACAACATGACCGCATCTGGTTTCGCGTTAAGGTATGCACCTGCCATGAGTAAGGCAAATGATGTCTTAAAGTGTTTCGATGGTCCAGCGAGGACAGTAAGTCCTGGCGAGATACCACCGTCGACTGACCCCGACAACGCAACGTTCACCATCGGAACGTCGGTCGGAACCATATCTTTTTCAGTGAAGAACTTACTAGTGGAGAGTGTCGCCGTCTCCTTTATCTTCGAGTTCTTCTTCAGTTTGTCCATTATCGACATTTTTGCCTCCAAAATCTACAAATGTAATGTTGTTTACTTTTTCACGTTCATCGAGGTCATATTGTACACGATAAGCACTATTGATGTCAAGTACTTTCTCCAATAAATCGAAACTAGTTCCAGTTCCGTCCTCAAACTCATGTGTAGAGAAATCCAGAAAAGCACGTGTGTCTTTAGGGAGACATGCACCACCGAATCCACGTTTACCATCGAAGCCAGGAACACGAGTGTGACCTAGTCCTACACGGTCATCTGCACCCACGGCGCGGACGATAGTGTTGAAGTTACACCCATATAAATTTACTAGATCATACAATTGATTAAAGAATGTAATCTTAGTAGATAAGAATGAGTTGATTGAATACTTGACAAAGGATGCCTCGTACGCAGTCATACGATGATAATTGTTAGACTCACATGATCCGAAGATTTCATAAATGTCAATAAGGTCTTGACATGCTTCTGGCATACCACCCATGACATGAAACTTCGCAGTAACGAAGTCTGCCTTTGCATTCTTCTCTGTGAGAAATTCTGGATTATAACAAAATCGATTCACCTGTTCTCTGTTCATCGCAGAGTATAGACGGTCGACAGACTCCGGAGTGATGGTCGATTTAACAACTACTAGTGCATCGGTATAAACCAGACAGTTAGCAACTGCCGCTTCGACTATAGTAGAGTCAACTGAACCATCGTCATTCGACGGAGTAGGAGCGCACACGAAGAAACACTGTGGATGATTCTCTCGCGGTATGTGTTGTAAATTTTCAACAGCAGTATCATACTTTGGATCATAGAAATTAAAGTCTACGAGAGGATGCGTGAATGCATACTCGACCGCTTGACCTACAAACCCATGACCAACAATTCCAATTCTGAATCGTGATACTTCACCATCAGGCATTGTTCTATCTTCAGACATTATTCAATCCCATTGTAGTCTTTATACCATTCATAAAACCGTTCAACACCTTCTGCAATACTTACTTTTGGTTCGTATCCCAGTGCTTCTAACTTGGTGGTATCAGACCAAGTCTCTAGTGTGTCTGCTGGATGTTTTGGAGCAAGATTCTTGATAGCATCTTTCCCCGTATTCTTTTCAATCTCGCTGATGAAGTCCATCAATGCGACCTGTTCACCACGACCAATGTTAAATATCTCACCTGCCTCGATGTCGGTATTACCTAAAACGATTTCAATACCATCTAGGATATCATCCACGTAGGTAAAATCCCGTTTCATATCACCATAATTATACACGGTAATTTCCTTTTCGTCAAGTATGTTCTTGGTAAAATCAAACAATGCCATGTCTGGTCGTCCCCAAGGACCATATACTGTAAAGAATCGTAGACCGACTGTGTTCAGACTAGATGACTGCATCTGACATTCGTTGGCCCACTTGGTGTAACCATACGCGTTCAACTGCTTGCCATGTTCTTTACCTTCCACCCACGGTACCGGAGAACCAGCATAAACGCAAGATGTTGACGCATAGACAATACGAGTGTCTGGAAGATGTGTCTTACACACGTCGATTATGTTCTGAGTTGCGTCGATGTTGTTCTGGTGATAACTCTTCTCTTTACCTAGAGAGTCTCGCACACCTGCCATTGCAGCAAGGTGAACGATAGTATCTGGTTGAAAGTCTCGAAGTAGTGCCTCGACCTTTAATTCGTCGCGAAGGTCACATCCCCAGATATCAATATCGAAATGAACCATTCGGTCTCTTTTCAGTGATGGGGTGTACAGATGATTATTAAAGTTGTCCAGACCCTTAACCTCTAGACCCTGTCTTTGTAATCTGTCACATAATTGCGAACCGATAAATCCGGCCGCACCTGTTACTAAAACTTTTTTCATATCAACTATTCCTGTAAATAAATTCTAATGCCCTGTCCGCCTCTACGGTCAATGGACGGTTCTCATACCAGTTACCTGTTTCACTATCAAACTCACGACACATGTCTGCAATCTGGGATGCGGTGATAGGATAACCTTTGGCATATGCATTGCCTGCAATAGAAATCATTATCTTATACATCTTAGAATACCAACCAGTTTCACTAATAGTTTGATACTCCACCGCCAGACGTTTGGGCCAGAACGGACAGTCGCGGTATGACGACCATCTGTAGTCGGTGTTATTTAGACTATCTTTACGGTGTTGTATTATCGCCTGTTGCATCGCTGTAGGTAATCGGTCAAGAAAAGAGTTACCTGTTCTCTCATGGTATGGGTGTCTTGCCATTAACTCAGATGTGTTTAGAGAGATCCCATCGTTGTGAAAGAAGAAAGATTCTGCATCCGGATATACTGCTGGGACATAATACATGCGAGCAAGGTCTTTGGTCTGAGGGTCACCCATCTCACCAAGTTCGGTATTGAGTGCATACCAGAATGACTTGATGCGTTCGTTTTCGATATGTTCATCGAGTTCAAACACGATACGAAACTTGAGGTGGTTCTTACGAGAGCTTGCAGTGCTGTAAACGATATAATTATACTGACCGAATCGTTCATATAGGTTTTGTTTTATTTCATCAATTCCCACGCCAACCATAAAATCATCCACATCGACAGCACACCAACCACCCCAATGTAAAGTAGATTTATTACTGCGTGTACTGCTTTCCTGAAAACAAGCAGGAGTAATAAGAGGAGAACTATTTCCACCGCCTTTCTGTCCTTTCTGTTTGCTTAGTTGAAATAATAAATCACGAAAAGACTCCCAAGATTGTAATACTACTTTCCTGTGAGTCTTATTATCGAACTGATTTTTGAATATAGTAATTTCATAATTCATGCAAGCATTATACCATAATATAGGGGACGTGTCAACCGAAGAAATCCTCAAGTGATGCCTGTGGTTCTGCCACCCAACCGACTGCGTCAAGAATTGGTTCCAGTGGGTCTAGGAAAGTCTTCTCAAACATGAGGTCATAATCCACATACTTATGGAGACCCAGTTCTTCGGGTAAATTAAGTGGATAAGAAACGACATTCTGTCCCAGACGATTAGGCATCTTGAGGTAAATGAACTTTATCTTCTCACCCTGTTTGACAAACTCATATCGTCGGGAGATGTCGTTCTCGATAATCGCATTGTTATAACATAGGGCGCCACGCACATGGATGGGAGTTCCCTTCTTGAAGATGGTTTTGCGGTCTTCCCACTTGGATAGATTAGATATGCCACGGGGAAATGAAACCTCTTCGGGAGGCAGAGACTTGAACAATATCTTGAAGTCACGGATGAAGCCCTGAGTAGTGTCTTCAGTCCCCTCAATCAGAACACGGAAGATCTCTTTCATCTTGTCACGGACGACCGAAGGAGTCGACGACTTGATTGCCTCGATACCCATCATCTTGAGTTTAGGTTCTGCGTACTGGACACCCTCGTTGTTGTGCACGTTCAGGATGTATCGTTTCTTCGCCATCCAGATACCACGGTCTGCGATGACCTCACGTCCCATCTCCATACGGTTTTCGTATGCGCCAGTAACATCTGCCATAATTTTATAAGAGTCAGACAGAACTTTCTCGAAGTGGTCTGCGCAAATCTTATCTAGGAACTTGACGGGATTGTTTGGCGCAAACTTCTCGACCAGATCACCCATGCGAATATACACGGAGTCAGTATCGATTGCGACGACGTAGTCCTCATCTGTTTTGAGAACATCTTGCATCGCACTATTGACCGCACGTTCTGCCCACTTGATTGCAAGTTGACCAGCAAGAGTAATAGACTCTGCGACACGTTGGTCAAAGTAACGAAAGTATCGATTACCCAGCGCACCATAGAGAGAGTTCATAAGAATCTTGATCGCCATCTGTTGGTTATCTAGAGATGATATCCGATAAGCAAGAGAGTTAGACGGAGTCTTCTGGTATTCTTGCTGGAGTTTAATCATCTCACTCTTTATGATACGCCGTTCGGTATAGTATTGTTTAATCACCGTAGGAATAACACCCTCACGATCATGAGAGAATCGAACACCAGTGGGAGCAAGAGAGAATTCAGAATCGTTGATAGTTGTCCCATTCAAGAAACTGTCGACCGAAACATTAGGAGTAATACCATCAATCACAGTCTCAGGCGACATGTTATATTGAACAATCAAGTTTGGATATAGAGAGTTCAAGTCAAAAGAAGTGACCCAGTCATGCGCACCGACCTGTGGGTCTTTCACATAACCGCCTGGGTATGAAGTCTTAGGTTTCTCAGTCTTAGGAGGCACCACGACCTTCATCTTGTTCAACATGCGATAGATGATGCTGTCCCAAATATTAGTGGTCCCCAGAGTGTCACCGTAATTCACACCACCACGATACGCCATAGTGAGAACCAAGGTAATGAGGTCTAGTTTCTCATCGATCTTGTGGACCAACTCCACGTCTTTGATGTTGTAGTCAATAAACTTCTGGAAGTCATTCTCGTACAGAGAGTGAAGATTACCGTGTTCCTCATACGAAAGTTTACGTTCTTCTAAGACGACGTGAGCGATATGGTCTAGTCGATAAGATTCTTGTTGACCAAGAGTGTTAAGGGTAAACTTCTTGAAGATTTCAATGTAGTCTAAATGTTCAATGCCTTCGATGATGTACTCTTGATTAGAGCGACCTTGAATATTGATATTGCGTTCACGCACAGCACCCCAAGGAGAGAGACGTTTTAGTAACGTGTCGTCGCCAAACAGTTTGTGACATCGGTTGACAATATATGGGATATCGAAGAAACGAGTGTTCCACCCAGTGATAATGTCAGGAGAGTAGTGAGACCAATGTTCGACAAACTTACGGAGAAGATCCATCTCATTGTCGCACTTTATATAGAGCACGTCCTCACGAGTGACTTCATAGTCACCACAAGACCAGACCCAGTAGTTACCGTCGTTCTTGCGTATTGCAATAGAAGTAACTGGATATGCCGCCTCGCCTGGTTCTGGGAATCCGTCGGCAGAGTAAACCTCAATATCGATATTCATCACGCGGACTAGGTCGCGGTCAAAGGGTATCTTGTTGGGGAATTCGTCAGCGAGGTACTGTGCAACATAGTTATTGTTACCGTACACCTTGAAGTTTGCTACGTCAGAGTATCTCTTGAGGAAGTCTGTCGCATCGGACATAGAATCCAAGACGCACTCAGCCACAGGAAGACCTTCCAGAGTTTTCCACTCTGACTCGTTTTCACTGGAGACGTATAGTTTAGGTTGATACGGAATACGTTTTTTGACCTGTTGGCCATTTTCGTAACCGCGATAAAGTATGTGTCTACCCATACGGATAGCAGAAGAGTAAAATTTTGTCATGCAGCCATTATACAAAATTACGAGGGAGTTGTCAATCAATTACCTTAAAAAATTTGTGTCGAGTCCACGGTTGTTCTTGCTTCTTATCTGAGTACCCATGATGGTCCTGAGTTACCGCAAGACGTTTTGAAATCACCTGAGTAGTTGGCGTAGGTATCCCAGTGCGATGTCTATCTCTCTGATTAAAGTATATCCCGATGTCACGACCAACACCTATTGTATCACATTCAGTCCAAGGATGCAAGGCAGTATTGCGAATTCCGTAATAATTTATATCTGGACGATTTAGGAAGTCCGTCGTGTAAGTTCTGAAAAGACGCTGGAGAACACAGTAAGGTCCACAGTTGATAGGAAATTCATTGGTGGTCATCATATGATGCGCCCAGTGTGCGAACCCTCTGTCCATGCAGTACATACCCATGAACAATCCTATATTCGCATAGAGCGTATTATCTGCGTACTCAGCAAGTAGTTTGAATGCTTCGTAACGTTCTTCGATCAACCATGTGTCGTGTTCCATAATCCAGAACTTTTCGTCTGACTGTCCTTGCAGACGCATTAGTTCCCAGTGAGAACACATCCCTGCCTTTTCTGTGGGAGAGTGATCCTCTTTACCGTTACCAGACAATGTGTCTAGAGTCATGAGACTTTTAGACCAGTTATAACTAGACGCATGTTCTTCAAAGTTTGCAGAGGCCGGGGTAATTGCATCGAAGGTTTCGATAGAATCTATGAAACCCTCGTCGATGGCACGTTGGAAGGAATAACGGGAGAGCGAAGCATACTCTTCAGACCGTTCATCGCCCTTCATTACAATCTGTATTGCTTTCATCGTGTAAACGGTTCTCTATAAAACCCATCTAAACTTATGGGTTTGTCTGCATACACACAAGCGTATAGGCCTCTTGCATGTGGACTTTTGTTTGGGTAACTGCGATGCATAGTGTTTCCGTTAATCACTAATACATCACCTCTTTTCAAAACAGGTGTGGACCATTTCCTGTTATCAATATTCTGTACTTCTAATGACCCGTTCGTTGCTGTTATGTCGTCTAGTATCCATGCAACGTTTATAGTATGAATACCAGAATTTTTATTAGGACCATACTGATTATCATAATGTGCTGGGAACTCTAAACTATCTCTAGGCATTTTCATAACCATTTGATCGTTGAACAAGTATACCACATCACCCAGTATCTGTCTAGTCAAATCATACATGACCTCTGAGGTATAAATGTTGAATAGCTCCTCACTGAATTTACCAGCACAGGATATACCTTTCCAGTCCGAATACTTAGGATAGTCCTTGCGGAGTTCAATACCGATCTTCTTGACCTTACTTATAATGTCATCATCTATCAAAGAAGGTAAATGCATCCACCCCTTTGCCTCGTAATGTTCTATATCGTAGTTCAATTGATTTCCTTAGGGCATAAAAAAAGGGAGAATTAATCTCCCTTCCATCCTACATTATTGATGCTAAACACAGCATCACAGTCCATATACATGCAAGATTAATTCCGATTAGACCTAATACTTCTAGATCTGCGGCATCTCTCTTAGCCATGTAACGTTTTATCTGTTGCATTGATTGTCTCCTCGTTTAGAAGTTGTGGGTCATTGATAGTGTTAGACCCGTTAATTTCTACTTTACGAGGCCGCTGGTTTTCAGGTATTATGACTTCCAATTTAATGGCAAGTAGTCCTTGTCTGAAATCAGCTCCCATTACTTCAACATACTCCGACAGCCTAAATTGCCGCTCGAACTTTTTCGTTGAAATACCCTTATGGATATAGTCTCTTCCCGTATCGTTATGCTGCCCTCGAATGGTCAGTGTTCGGTTCTTTACTTCGATTTCTAATTCAGCCTCGCTGAAACCAGCGGTGGCGAGTTCGATTAGGTATTGATCCTCACCCGTCTTTAATATATTATGCGGAGGGAATGTGTCACCCGAATGCCGCGAGATACGGTCTAGTTCGTCGATCATTGTATCAAAACCGACAAACGCTGAGCGTGGAAATAGTTGTTTTGCTGTTAACGTCATGTTGTGACTCCTAAATAATTAGCAAGTTTATTATGGATACCCGACCATTCGGCATATCCGGTACTATATATACAAATTATGAGAATAAAAGTAACGAAATGTTACTATTCTGGACTATCTTCGTCATCAATATTAATTATAGGCAACGAAGCATCAACCAACACAACCTTCTCATTTTCAATCATGTTGATTATTTCTAACGTAAGATTTATGTCCATCTGAATATAGGACATTTTTCTCTCGCACATTTCGAGATGCTTACGATAAAATTCTAATTCTTGTTCTTTTTCTACTTTTCTTGCACTTATGTCGGCAAGAGAAATTATATTGTTCTTTTTGCCAGACATACTTCGTCCTTAATAGTACATTGATGGGTCCGGAATTCCTTCTATTCCAAATGAAAAAGATACACGAGATTCTCTAGGGAATACTTGATGATGAGTTTGTCTTGGTAAATAAACATACATACCAGGCTCAAAATCAAATTGCTCTTCGTTATTAATGCCTTCTACCTTTAGACCGACAGTACTTATAACCTGAACTAAGAACACGTCCATAGCATCTTTGTGCCAAGGGTATGACCCACTTGCACGACCAAAACCACTAAACGCAATGTTAGTGATTTTGTTTTCATGCAGCGTGAACACATCCTGTAGTTCTGTATATATGTTCTTCGCAAACTCTGGTGAACTACCACGAGTATGGAAGTTGTTCAAACCTATACGCATCTTATCTGAATTTCTGTCGTATAGGTCATTTGGATGCGAGTCCATCATTTGCATGAACTCGTTCCAATTGTAAGTCTCTTTCATATCAAACGGAAGTTTGCCTACGAACGGAGTCTTGGTGCGAATATTCTCTTCGCGATCTTCAAATATATCATAACAAGTATTTGACATCAGCTATTCCCAATGTTATATTTTGGTTGCAGTGTCCATTGTGACTTATCCTTGTATGAGATTATTTTAATCTGTCTCATAGGAGCACAGTCTCGTGCAACTTCTTTATTGACTATGGCTACTAGACCCCAGTCTGCTAACAATGTAGCTATTGTGTTACGTCTCTCCATATCAGAGATTTCTAGGTTAGACTTTTTTCCGTCTAATAGAAACAACTCTTTGAAGTGGACGATGAAGTACCTACCTTGCTTATGCAAGATATGGCATGACTGATATAGCGTATTATCTCTTCTTGAGGCAACACCTATACGCGTTAAAGTTTCTCTAACTTTAAGAAAGTCGTCTGGTTCTGATAGACTGATTTCCAACATCATATCAGAATTCCATTGAACAAGATTATTCTCTTCCACCTTTGGCAACCTTATTTTTAATTGTTTTTATTTGTGATTCCGTCAAGAGCCCTACAACTTGTTTCGCCTTCTGTTCACTGTAACCAAAATACTCTTTGATACATTCCATGTCAGCTCTTTGCTCAGGTTTATCCCATTTAGAGAATCGCTTCTTCTTCCTTACAATATTTATAAGAAAGTCGTACTGCATTTTATCATCTAAGTGATGCAGTCTATTCATTTCGTTAGACAAAAGTATAGTGTCTGGGAAATAAGATAGAGATCTATTCACGACAAATCCATTATAGTACTTGGCATTGTCTGCATCATTATCTATCAAATTTACTTTAGTGTCATTTATACTTTTCAGAAAGTCAAATGGACTCATGGTTTAATATCCACGTTCGCCATAACTTCGGTCATACATGCGACAAGATTCAGTTCGTGGTCAGCAACAAACGCATTCTTGTATTGGTAATCCGCAAGGATAAGAACCAACTGAGGAATACTGTTTGGTGCGACGTGGTCATACATTTTATCGTAGACACCACGGAAGATTGACGCCGGTTCAACATCTATATTGTTGACTACCCACGATCTCATCTTCTTAAAGTTCTTCTCACGGATTGCGCTGAATAACTGTGTATAAGTGTCAGAGATATCCGCACTCACACTATTGGGGACATTGAGAGTACCAGACATAGAGCCTTTCTGACTCTCATTCAGCACACGTCTCCAATCTGGAGCATGTTTCATGATGACGTTTGCCACCACATTGTTATCGAACTCCACTCCTTCTCCTTGCAAGATTCCTTGGAGTCGCTGCATGAACCCACCACATAGCGAGGTCATAGTTTTCTTATCGAAATTGAAGGCGTATTTAGAACACCTTGAGTGTAGAGGTTCGATGATGCGATTCTCAAAATTACATGTCATAATGAAACGACAGTTATTCGAGAACTCTTCGATGAACCCACGGAGAGCAGGTTGCGTCGATTGGGGATTTAGGTAATCTGCCTCATCTAGGATGACAACCTTGTAACCACCGGACAAAGACACGGACGATGCGAACTGTTTAATCTTGCCGCGCAAGGTGTCGATGTTACCTTCTTCCGACCCGTTGATGACGATATAGTCTAGGTCTAATTCCTCACAGATGGCACGTGCCACCGTGGTCTTACCAGTACCGGCAGTGCCGGTGAACATCATGTTGAGGATTTCACCACCATCCACAATGTTCTGAAATGTTTGTTTTAGATCATCCGGAAGGATAGTTTCAGAAACTTTCTTCGGACGGTATTTCTCGACCCACAAAAACTCATTACTCATTACAGCTCCATAATATAAATTAACTTTCAATAGGGGATATTATACTACAAAACCCCCTTCATGTAAACCATCTGTAAACAATTATTTATAATTATCTTCAGTTTCATCAGCATAGTTATGGTTAACTTTTGCGTGATGTTGTTCATCTTTTCGCACACATTTTATCATGTCAGACAAGAGTGCATCTTCCGACATTGCATAATATTCTATTGCTATCTTAGGGGCCGGGATGTCCTCTATTTCCCCCAATTGAATCAACGCTAAATAATTGGTATAACTACGTACGGCCTCGTCCTCAAAGTACCCCACCATGCGATGAGCGGTCTTAGGGAATAAGATGTATAACACTAGGTAGTAGTGCCAGAACACGAACTGTGCGATGATGATAATTATACGTTCTACCATAGAAGGCTGGACCACTTCCATGAAGAACATTAGGTGTTTTCTTTCGTTCTCTGCTTCAGCGAGTAACTCGTGTATCTTAGTACCGTTACCAGACTGAAGTCTTCGCAGACTTTTCAGGTGAGTCAACATACCACCCACCATGCCTGGTACCCCTGCTACTGTTTCTAAAACAAGTGCACGATGTCCATAACGATTACCAAAAAAGGTATCCGCAAAGAACCTAAAGAATGCAGTCATTGACCGCGCTACAAAATCAGATATTTTTTGGTGTGTCATTCCTAGTTCCAACAAGCTTGGACTTGTATTTATTACTAAAAGAACATAAAACAGTATGACTTTTTTCTATGATAAAGATTATGTGTGTTCATATGTAAGTGGAGCTCGGAACAGGAGTCGAACCTGCGACCTGCTGATTACAAGTCAGCTGCTCTACCAACTGAGCTATCCGAGCGTGTTCTTACGTTTCTTACGCTTTTCTGTAAGGGTACGTACTATGTATATGCGTGTGAACGCAATAACTGAAATACCAGCGGTTAAAGTTGTAGATAAAAATACCGGATCAGTATTTTTCCATTGAACAATAACCAACCAAGTGAAGAATATGTTAAGAGGATAGTTTATAAGAGTGCCCAAAGACACATGTATTAGCGTTTCTCTCGCTATCTCTTTGTCATAATACTTCATAATTAAAGACGGTTCCCTGAGCCAAATAAGTCATAATGTAACTACAGTTTCAATTCGAATCATATCTTAGGGCAAAGACATTATGATTCAGGGAACCGAAGAGGTTTACTTCTTAGACGCTTTCGACTTAGAAGTTTGTGCTTCCTTTGCGGACTCTTCAGCGAATGCCTTTGCGACATTCTCATATAGAGCAACAACACTGACTGCTTGGTCACGTAATTGACCGATAGTAGTGAGTTCTTCACCTTTGAACCCGCCACGAGTGACGACGGTATCTACTACCGCAACACATGAACGTGCAACACGATTCGCTAGGTCATTTAAATTCTTCTGATCTTCAGTCATTTTTTGCTCCGTAAGTAGATGACTTTTCAAGTGCAATAAAGTATTGCGTTTCTGAAGTGATTGATTTGAAGTGAGAAATAAACTTCGTAGATGCAGATACTTCGTAGTCTTCACCCAACAACTTCATGTTAGATACTCCCATAATAAAGTTAAAGTCAGCACCTTCGGGGAAACTGCCCTCAACCAATACAGAGAATGAGTTAGACGTGGAATCGTTTGTGTCGACTACTGTGATTTCAATCGAGTTTCCGTTTGGACGGATAGAGATATTATCGTAACCGAGCGCAGATGATGCACGTTTGATCTTACTTAGGGTTTCATTAGTAAGCAAGAATTTGACTTCACACTCAGGCATGACGATATCTTTCTTAGGTGCAGAGAGCATCTCAGGGTCAGAGTAGAAGTATTTCACCGATGATAAACCACTGCCGTCAGATACGGTACAGAAGCTTTCACCGAAAGTAATTGATGGACGATCCACCAAAGACAACACAGACAAGAACTCAGAGAGATCATAGATGCCGAACGTATTCGGAAAACTCTCATCGATCTCAGCACGAGAAACGATGTTCTTTGCAATAGACATAGTCTTCAAGACGTTACCGCCATTGACTACGATATTTGGATTGATAGTCGAGAAGTTACGCAGTATCTCGACCGTGCGACTAGATAGTTCCATTGTTTCTTTCCTCAGTTAATATGGTGACCATTATATAACATTTGTGACCGTCTGTCAAGTGCTTTCTCTCATTCGACTAAAGTTTTTATCTTTGATGAATGTCAACTTGCGTTCGAAGTGAGCATCCTCAAGTTCAGTCTTGTGGGAGATAACAAAGACATTGGTGTCATCTTTCAAAGTATCGATAATCTTCATAAGGTTATCAACCCCTTCACCGTCCAACGAAGAGTCGAACGTCTCATCGAGTATCAACAAATTAGTCGATACTGAATTCTTCATCTTAGCAATCTGTCGCCATGTAAACAGCAGGGACAGATCGATACGTTGTTTCTCACCTTCGGAGAAAGAATCGTACGAGAACGTGTCGCGGTAACGTGACCGGATAGTCTCACTAAAACTATCGTCCAACTCAAAGTGGACAAAGAAATCTAGAATCTGCAAGTACTTGTTTGTCAATTCATTGATGACTGGTACATACTGCTTGATGATCTTGGTCTTGATTCCTGTATCACGAAGTAACTCACTTGCGATTCGATTGTACGCAGCCCTCTCGTTCAAGACAAACTTCTCATCTGTCCTTTCGTGTAATTCGGAATCTAGCGTCGTTAGATCTGTATTTGCCTGACCCATATCACCATGATTATCTGTCATTTCCTGTAGGTCATGCTGTATCTTACCAATAGACCGTTGCAAACGACTGATAGTATGATTGTTATTGTTTAGATTATTCTGGTCAGCAAGACAATCTGAGAGTTGATTTTCAAGACTCACAATCTCTTCTTGATATTTCCCTTGTTGTTCCTCTGCCTTATCCATTGCCTGCTTGAGTTCTTTCGCTTTGAGATGAGCACACTCTTTCTTATCATGTCTCAAATCTTCTGCGATGTCTTGGTCGCAAGTAGGACAGTGTTCATGGTTATCAAAGAACTTTGCCTCTTTGACTACCGCCTTGACTTGAGTCTTGAACTGAGCATAGTACTGATCTAGTTGTTGTTTACTAGAACGTACAATACCAAGACTCTCATTGATAGTAGGCAACAAAGTATTGACAGTCTCAGAGAGAGTCGCATTGACTGTGTTGAGTTCACTTATCTCTGTCTGTAGTTCTGATATCTCACTCTCTTTATCTTTACGATGCTGAGTGTTGATAGCAGTAAGGTCACGGATATACTTCTTCTGTGAGTTTATCTTAGTCTTGACTACCTCAATAGAATGAGTGTTGTTCTCGAGCTCGCCTTTGAGGAGAGAGGTCTTTTCCTTGAGTAACATGTTCATCTTGGAGAAAATGTTGATGTCAAGGAGGTCTTCTATCACGTCACGCCTAGATGTTGAGTTGAGTTGCATGAAGGGAATAAAAGACGACGAGCCGAGAACAACGATCTGGTGAAAACTCTTGTGAGACATCTGTAAGACGTTCTTCTCAAGAATCTCTTGATATTCACGTGCGTGTGAACTTTGGTTAATCATAGTACCGTCTTTGTAGATTTCAAACTTAGCAGGTTTGATTCCACGCACTACACGGTATAGTACACCATTTACTGTGAATGTAACTTCGGTGACACAAGCTTTGTTGTTGATAGTGTTAACCAACTGGTTCTTAGTGATCTTACGATGTGCCTTACCAAACAATGCAAACGATAACGCATCAAGCATAGTAGACTTACCGGCACCGTTCTCACCGACAATAAGGTTAGTCGGACTATCGAGAAAATTAATTTCGTTATAATAATCACCCGTCGAAAGAAAGTTCTTCCAACGTAGGGTTTCAAATTTAATCATGCAATCTCTACACTCTGTGCTTCAATCATTAATTCAGATACTACAGATTTGATTCGTTCTTTATCCAGATCTGTTTCGACTTCTTTGATATAATTATACACTAAAGTTTCGGTGTCGTCAATAGTTATATCAGCATCCGAGACATTTTCTCCACGAAATTCTCTGAAGTCCTCAGCAATCTTTAATTCATGGATTTTCTGTTGCTGGATTCTTTCAACGTATCGTTCAAACTTTTTGATATCAGAACGGTTGACCACGATCAACTTAACAAACTTGCCGTCTAAATGAGAGAGATCCTCAAAGTAGTTCACTGTATCTTCATCATAGTGAATCTTATGGAACAGGGCAACGGTATTGCGTACAGGAGTCATCTCGCGAGTATCGGTGTCATAGACGTGAAAGAACTTAGGATCGTGGGCATCGTTCCAAAAGAATTCCATCTGCGAACCTAGATAGGTAATATTACCTTTACTGGACTTGGTGTGAAAGTGTCCGGACAACACAGTCTCGAAGCGTTCTAGTGGCTTTGGATCCATACCACTGTGACAGACAATACCTTTGTCCATCTCAAACCCTGCAAGTTCGAAGTGACCGCCGATGACATCAGCACCACAGTTGTCTAAGAAGGTCAATATTTCTTTCTCATTCTCAGGACATATCCAAGGAACGAGTCCAAACTTGACACCGCCATAATCACGCACGATAGGGTCCATAAGGATATCCACTTCGTTAATGTAGTGACCCATCAACTCTTTCAGTGAGTTCAACTCGATAGTATTCTTGAAGTAAACGTCGTGGTTGCCTGGAATGATATCCATGTGAATATTATACTCACGGAGTTTATCCAAGAAGATTTGGCGGTTATGGTTTAACGCTTTGAGGTTGATAGTCTTACGGTTGTCATAGTAGTCACCCAGATGTAGAATCTGAGTAATACCATTTTCACGAAGATACGGAAAGAACACCTCACCATAGAAGCGTTCCTGATAGTCCATAAAGATATCCGAAGAATTACGACATCCGCAGTGGGTGTCGTTAAGTATTGCTATTTTCATAAATGACTCAACTCAATTTATATGACGACTATTATACTACAAAATAAGGTTTCTGTCAAGAGCCTTTATTCTAGATAGTCGGATAAATCTGAGTCAACATAAACAGCACGTTTCTTTCTCTTCTTCTCTTCTTTTGCGTATTCTTTGAATTCTGCATCTGCGCCTTTGACAAGATCGATACGCTGTCTCAAAGTATCAACGAAAGGAGAACTTTGTTGTTGGAAAGAACCACCTTCGTCATCACCCATGAAGGAACCTATATCTGCCTCAGCAATATACTTCATCTTGATGTCTTGTTGTTTCTTTTCCTTCTGTATCCTACGCAAGAATGCATACCATGATATCTGTGTGAAGTATGCGAAGGCGTTAGGTTTACCCGAACGGGTTGCCGCCTCGATATCATAATTCTCTATTGCCTTCAGACAGTTCTCTACCGCATCCATAACCATTTCTTCCCGATAGGTATAACGAACGAAGTTTGCTTTATGAGATAGTCCTTCTGCAATCTTTAAAAAACAAGTAGCAATATAATTAGTCACCACAGGATGTGGACTGCCTTGTTCTTTAGCCTCCATTACAGTTGTACAGTAATCAACAACTGCATTAGAGAAGTCCCGATTATTTACGTAATGTGGTTTTTCTTTTGGTTTCATATTATATTACTCGTTTAATTTAGTAGGTATTATACCAAATAAACACTCGTGTGTCAATTAGTTTCTACTACTCTCCGGCGTAAATCGCTAGATGAAAATCTGTGAGAGCGTTCATTGAAGTATAACTGTATACCTCTTTTCCTACATATGTCCTTTCCAGTAAAGTCTTTGTCCCTGTACTCTTCACCAAGTATTCGTAGGTCGATCTGATACATGGCCAAGATGTCTTCTAAGTCCTGTTCTGTCACATAGGGAATAATTTCGTCTACGTAACCTACGGCATTAAGTTGTGAGTATCTCTCTACAATAGTCTGCACTGGTGCGTTCTTGTAGTCACGATCTAAAGAAGGATTTACCTGTAACCCACATATCAAATAATCACAATGCGCTTTAGCATCTCTGAGCATGGCAACATGACCAGAATGAAGTAAGTCAAATGAAGAACAAGTAAACCCAACTACCATTACAATTTACTTCTTTGTTTGACCAACATGTCCCTGACTCTTTCATGAGTAACGTTTAACCCATAGAGTGTGCAAATATACGTGGTATATCGGTCGTAGTCCTGAGGCAGACCAAGAAGTTCTCTCTGCTTAATCTGAGTAGCGTATCCTTCAATTTCTGCCTTGAGACGATACTCATCATTGAACTGATACCAAATAAAGTGTGTACCGAAGGTTCTCCAGAACTGACGTACATGTACCTTTTCATGCTCTATCAAAGGAACGTTGTTCCTGTATCCTCGACGAACAAAAATAATGGGACCGAAGACAAATGCGGCAAATCTCTTCGGAATAAAGGTACTTATCGTTAAAATTATATAATATTTCATTTTGCCCTTGACAAAGGTTATTTTATGGTGTATAATCTAGCTTGTAGTCCAGAGGGAATATAAGCAACTAATTCATTAACATCCCATCTACATCTGAGTCGATTTCATCTTCTTTATTCATCTCATCCAACCAATCTTCTAAAGATCTGTCGTCTTCATGGAAATCATCTTCAAGTTTAACTTCAGAGTAATTCTCTTCCAAGTACCTCGCCATCTCATCTAAAGCAGTCCTATACTGTTCAACCATTTCCTTAGCGGGAATAGCAAGAGACATAATCTTGTCAGTAAAAAGTAACATCACATTAATAGGAGTATCTTGATACACCATGTAAGTTTTAAAAGTAAAGAACTTCTCACCATTCTTCAACGTATTCTGCATCAAGCTCATTGCGTTATTAACAACAATATGCTCTGGGTCCTCATCCAGTACCTCACAGATAACTTCTTCACCCGTGATTAATTTCAAGTGTCTAACCGAAGAATCCTTCTTCATCATTATCATTTACTCTTATAGGTTTTAGGTCAATGGGATAGATTTTATATCTGAACCCTTCTTTAGTATATATCTTTATTCTTTCGGCGCTATGTTTCAAAGTAAAATTCTTATGAGATTTGACATGGAGATCGTCAGCGATATCAATAAGCTTAGTAGTCCGACCATCGTCAGACTGACGCAAGCCCCTGCCAATTGACTGGAGCACCTTAACTTGAGATTTCGACGGAGTCGCAAATACAATATTATGCAAATTGCGGATGTTGATGCCAGTGCTGAAAGTGCCAAGAGAGGCAACAATAATTGAGTCATTTTCTTTCTCTACAATACCACGTATCTGTTCACGGTCAGTAGCATCAACCTCACCTGAAACATAGAATACTTTTCTTCCTTCAGGTGCGAGATCTTTAATCATTTCATATAATACTTTACCGTGCTTCTCTACAAACTGAAACATAACCAAGGTATTACCTTTTTGATCCAATGCAATCTTACTTATAAACTTATTACGTGGTTCATATGTAACAATATAGTCGAGCTCTTCTTGGTAGGTTTTATCTTTCATCATATTACAAATATCATTATGATACCGTAATAACAATATTGAGATATCCAACTCCGCAAGCTGTTTGTTCTTCTGTAACTCCACGGTACGTGTCACCGTAAACGTCGGTCCAAATAAACCTTCTAGCACCAACTTGTTAGTCTCAGTACCATCCAGTGTCCCTGTGAGACCGAATCTATACTGTGCTTCTGTGCACTTGTCCATCATAGTAGACAATGACTTTGCTTTGAAAAGATGTACTTCATCTCCAAAGATAGTATTAAACTGTGAGAACCATTCTGGACCAAACTTGTAGATAGACTGCCACGTGGAGATTATGACACGTTTGTCAGTAACCTTTTCTTTACCGGAGTATATCTTATGGCAGAACTCTTCGGTGTCATAACCGTAGTCAGCAAAGTCTTTGTACATCTGCTCCACCAAAGAGGTAGTTGGGACAATGACCAATATCTTCCCTTCGGTCACCTCATAGCAGTACCTCAATAGATTGTATATGATGAATGACTTACCACTACCTGTAGGACTGAGTAACAGACAGCGTCTATTCTCGACCCCGTGTGCGATTGCTTTGTACTGATAGTCTCTAGGTTTGAACGGACTCTCCAGTAGAGACAAGAAGTCAATCAATGCTGGATGGTCTATGTCCTCTTTGAAAGAGGGTATCCCATAAACTTCATGTTCGAGTATTTCAAGTTGGTAAAAACGATCGGCACAAAATCTTCGTAGGTGCTGATACAATCCCACGTTCATTTGTTTTGAAACCATGTTGTACAGTTTCACCTTCCCGTCCCAGTGTCGAGATTTGAATGCCGGCATGAATTTATAGCCAGGCACGAAAAAAGAGAAGTATTCCCTCAACTCTTGTTCCTGTGCTGGATGAGCCTCTACCATAAAATGGGAGTGGTCTTTCATCCTGATTCGTATCTTGTTATCCACCGGCTTCGAACTTTCTCCAATCAATCATATTCTTAACTGTCTGGTGTCGCCACTTCAAAGTATCGACGATGTTACTTAGGGTTTCGATAAGTGTCTTATGATAGACGATCTTCTCTTCAGACTTTTGTATCTCAGGGTCTGAATCGTAGTAGTAGTCCATCTCACCCTTTAGCATACGGAGACCATTGAATGGATCTAAATCCCATCCACTAGCTAACACCTCTTCTTGAGACATCTTTCCGTTGTAGTATAAGAACTTTTGTTTGAGTAACGTCTTCTGGTTGTTTTCAGAACGTTTGAGTTGTAACTTGGCGAGTGCCAGATACTGTAAGTATTTTGCATGTAGTGAGGGAGTCTGTCGGGAGACTTCGTCCAATTGGTGCTGTGATATCTCACAGTCTTCACGCCACTCTTTGAGAATGGATTCTAAATCAATCATATAATAACCTTATTTCACTGTAACTATATAGTATAACACTAAGTCGTTATAAAGTCAATACAATCTTTCCAGTAATCTTCATCATGTCCTAGGACATAACTGAGGGTCATTCGATAACAGTCGGTTCTTGCGGCGTGATAAACCACATCACCAGATCCATATGCGCCAAAGTGTCCAGCCTTGAGATTCCACCCCTGTTCGTCTTGAATAGTAATGACCTCTTGGGTCTTTGGATCGACATATTTAAACCACCCATCTCCTCTTTCTGACCAAGTAAAGATGAGGTTATATGCGGAGGCGTTTGCATTGTTATGCCAACCGATAAATCCTTGGGGTGGATATAACGTGGAAAGGGCACTGTGTTGCACTCCCAGTTCTTCGGTCAAAGACGCATTTAAATTATGCCAAGTCTTTGCGTACTCTTCTGGGTGTGTACCCTTGTAGTGGTCGGGTTTGATAGGATAACATACTGACGTGGAGGCGGCACCATCATGCTTTTCTCCCATGTCAATGACTCTCCACATCTCATCTTCACCAGTGTAGTGATCTTCTTTACCCTTCATCTCCGGAAACATACAAGTGTTAGTATTCTCCGGTTGATAGAGTTCTCGATAGGTATAGCGGAAGTCTTCAAGAATGCTTAGTACTTCTGGATTCTTGATTTGAAACTTGGTTAAACTCATGACAGAACAAATTCACTAAATCTGAAAGTAGTATCAAAGTTGATATATGTAACATCGCCAGTGGTTGATGTTAATTCGATAGAACCCAACTGTGTCGGTATGCAGTTCTTGTAGAGAATCTGAGCACAGAAGTTGTTATGACTCGTAAGCACGATGACTCTAATGTCATGATAAGGGTCACCCTCACCGTAGACAGAACCCTCTAACCATTTTTGAACTTCTTTGTATGCAGTCATGTCCTCATCTAGAATGAGACTTAGATTGAGTTCACCGTAATTAATAGTGTCGCCAGGAACAGGTAGTCCCGTTATTCTAGGCACGGCGACCTCTACCGCAGAAACAGTCGAGCCTGGGTGTTGTACGGACTGCGCAAAAAATTCTAGGTTACCATAATTCTCGCGTTCGATTATTACACGAAATCCGGTAGGTTGTAAAAAGTTTTTGTTATCTGTGAGTGCCATAATGTATCCTCTGTATGCATCTTATTTATACAGGTTAATAAGCGCCTTCCTTGGCGATCTTACTCTATTCCTCTTCTGGTGAAGTTGCATCTGTGCCAGTCTTGTCTGCAACATCTTTAATCAAATTAGATGTTACATCCAACACACCTGCGGTCACACCAAAGACATCGGAACCGACACCTTTAATAACACCACCAG